AACGTCGCTCGAGGTGCGTTCCTGCGGACGCTCACGACGACACTGGTAGGACATTCCCACCGCACGAGCAACCACACCGAGTCCAACATGTGGCACGAGGAAACGGCGTGCTGGAGCTGCGGCTGTCTGTGCGACTTAACGCCGGAATACGCCCGCATCAACCGGTGGAACTGGGGCTTTGCCGTAGCGACGGTTCACGACGACCGGCAGTTCGACGTCGAGAATCTGCGCATCACGCTTGAAGGCGTCGTGCGGACGTCTTGAGTGGACAGCAGCCGTAGGCTGCGTTGACCACCAGGAGGACGACGATGACATCAGCGACACTTGAAGAATCCAACGTAGCCATGCGAGAGGCCGTGCGACGCCGGATGGAAACCACGCCAGACGACGATCCCAAGAAGGCCGGCTACAAGCCGCCGGTGCTCGCCGGCTGCAAGCCTGCCGAGGAGTGTGCCGCTAGGGTTTTGTCCGACTGCTGCGAGGGCCAGCCAATGCGTGGCCCCAGCGCCGCCGAGGTGCTCGAGCGGTTTAGCCCGACGCACCCTACGAGCCAGCGGTTTTTCGACCTGTGCGACCAGCTCAAAGCCATGCACCGCACCAAGAGTGCCGATTACGGCTGCCCGACCGGGACAGATCCGCTGGCAAACATTCGCAACGGTGCCCGGTTTGTTGGCATACCCGACTGGAAAGGGGCGATGGTTCGGTTGAGCGACAAGGTGACTAGGCTTGCGACGTTTAACGCTACCGGCAGCCTGACGCACGAGGGCGTCGAAGACAATCTGCTAGACCTTGCGAGCTACGCACTGCTGGCGTTGCTTCTCTACCAGGAAGAGCAGGCGGGCACCTAGGCCGGCGGCGGCTTGAGCGGCGGCAGGGTTTTCGTCCTTTCCCCTCGCCGCCGCTCGCCGCTTGCCTTACAGCATTTTTCCTTTGCCGCAGGCCTGGCACCTCCAGGGCTTGGTCGAGTCCAAGAGCATCATTGGAACCCAAATTAAGAGAAACAGCCCGCCTGTCAGGATCGTCAAAAGACATCCCCAGCCCGAGCTGAACGTGTGCCTGGTGTGCAACCTGTGGTCGTTGCATCGCTTGCAGAATCGGCTGGTTTGCTGAGTAGTCACTAGCCCCTCCTTTTTGGGTAACTAGACGTTACAACGCGGAATTGCGTTCCAAAACTGAACCCCTGTTCCCAGTTGCCTTGACAGTTTTGGTCAGGGTCACCCGATGTCTGGGAGGTACTCCACCGCCGACTGCGTGCCCACGATCCGGGCGTCGTAGTAGTGCCGCTCGGCCATTTCTTCGCTGGCGTGCCCCAACTGCGTCTTGGCGCTGACCCCGGCTTTCTTCATGTAAGAGGCCGTCGCTTTGCGGATGGAGTGGAATGACTTGTATTCCACCTTGGCCGTGCGACAGAGCACGGCCCACGAGGCGTACAGGCTCTTGTCCTCACGATCATCCAGCCAGGGCCATACTCGCTCGCTAGCGGCCCGTTGCCTTGCCCCCATACGCTGTGCCAGCTGCGGCGAAATCGCCCGTGTAATTGTCTCCCTGTGGCCCTTGCGGGTTTCTGCGAGAAACGTGACCTGGCACCGCTCTAGGTCTACCTGTGACCATCGAATCGCCAGGATCGCGCCGATGCGTTCACCGGTCTCAAACATCGCCTGAATCATGGTGCTCCAAAGCCAAGCCGCCGGCACGCCGCTGATGTGGCCTTTACGGTGCCTAGCCGTCTGGAGCAGTTGCCGCAGCTCATCTGCCGTAAACGCCTTTGGCTGCGGCACCGGGGCTACTGGGCGTTTGTAGTCGGGAAACTCGATCAGATCGCCGTTGGTGCGTTTCATCCGCTTTTTGGCTATCCAGTTCCAAATGCTCCGCAGTTGGGCTGAATCTTTGGCGACCGAGCCCCTGGAAAGCGGGCGATTGCCGCGACGCCTGCGGTGGTTGTCCGCCCTCCACCTTAGAAACTTCGCCACCTCAAGGTCGTCTAGGTCGTCTAGCACCGGCTCCCGGCCCAAGTATTCCGCCCACCTGTCCAACGTGCAGCAGTAGAGGTGCACCGTCCGCTGCGAAAGATCCTTAAGCGGGGCGATCCGCTCCACAAGCAGAGTCCGTATTGTGTCCATTTCGACGCTCCTTTGGGTTAGTTGCGCCGATTGTAGGACAGACTGAACAGGTGTACAACGGTCGCACCCGCACCCCGTCCGTTTTAACAATCGCCACAAAAGTAGTGTACAGAGTTTCGACTAACTGCGACAATGCGGATTGCGGCGGGCAACTCGTTTGACGGGGTTGCGTTGCCAAATACGATGCAAGGCATGGTTGTGGCGTCTCCCGACACTAAATGGCTCACGGTTTCCGAGGCGGCAGAGCTTGCTGGGTGCTCGACCGGCTGGATTCGCATGTTGCTAGGCAAGGGAGACCTCGAGGGGTGGAAAGCCGGCGAGCGGGCCTGGATGGTCAGCGCCGATGATGCCGTGCGGCTCCGAAGCACCCTAACCGACCGCTCTGTGGGCAGACGGGGCGGCAAGGCTTCCCAGCCAAAACGCCGGAAATCTCGGTAGTTTGTGCCGCCCAAAAGTTTTTTTGCTGCTGACGTTGACAACGAACTAACGATATCGCTACTATCCCGCCCGTCGATGACGTATGCCATGTGGCGTACCGACACCGGGGATCGCAAGCCAAGGACGGTGAAGCGATGAACGTGGAACTGCTGATTGAGTTGGTCTACGTGCTGGTTCGGCTGTTTGCCGCAGGGCAACTGGGTTGAGCCAACTAACGCTAGCGTGACCAGTACTGAACGATGTTTTTACTCCCCTCGATTGCTGGGGCGACTCGCTTGACCCGGTACTGATCACCGGTACAGTGCCACACCACGAAAGGACACGACGACATGGACCCTCATTTAAGAGAAGCCGCTGCCGCAACCGCAGCCATCGCAAGTTTCTACAGCACGGTCTGGCGTCCGCAGCCGGGCGACATCGTCAGGGTGCTCGAGCCGTTCCGCGAGACGCCGGCGCTCGCAACGGTGCAGCACGCTCACGGTGACGTTGTGCTGGTGCTGACCGACCGAGGCGAGAGCCTGGAATACGACCGGCAGGAGTGTGAAAGAGTTTTTTAGGAGACCCGGCGGAGCCGGGGACGCAGGGAGGCATCGTGAGCGGTGGACCGACGGACTGGGAAGCCGCTTGTTCATAGAGACGCAAAACGAAAGGAATGACAATGAGCACGGAGATCAGCACAACTACGACGCCCGCCAGGGGGCTGGCCCTGGCCACGTTTGAGGACGCATTTCGGTTCGCCAAGATGGTGGCCACCTCGGACTTCGCCCCGAAGGACTTCAAGGGCAAGCCGGAATCATGCCTGCTGGCGATTCAGCACGGCAGCGAAGCTGGGCTGTCCCCGATGCAGTCGCTCCAGAGCATCGCGGTCATAAACGGTCGGCCATCGATTTGGGGCGACGCGGCACTGGCGTTGTGCATGGCCAGCCCGGTCTGCGAGTACGTCCGGGAGCACATTGAGGGCGACGGCGACCAGGCCGTGGCCGTCTGCGAGGCCAAGCGGCGTGGCTACGAAAAGCCCACCGTGGCCCGGTTCAGCATGGCCGACGCCAAGCGGGCTGGCCTCGCCGGCAAGCAAGGCCCGTGGACCCAGTACCCGAGGCGGATGCTGCAGCTGCGTGCCCGAGGTTTCGCCCTGCGTGACTGCTTCCCCGACGTGCTGAAGGGTCTCGTGACGGCCGAAGAGGCCCAGGACTATCCGGCACCCGAAGTGACGGTGACGCAGTCGAGACCTACGCCCGAGGTGCGCCCCAAGTTCGACACCGACGAGCGGGCCGATCCGGTGGCTGTGGCCCGTGCACTAATCGAAGCGACCAACGAGATCCCGAAGCTGGACGCCCTGCGAGACAGGATCGACCAGCGGCTTAAGGAACAGGTGCTGACACCGTTCCAGGCCGACGAGCTGCTTGACACGATCCACGCCAAGGTTGAGTTCCTTGAGGCACAGCAGGAGGTGCCGGCATGAACCTCGACGACCAGTATTGCACCGTGAACGCCGACATCGTGGCCGACTATCTCGAGCGGCGTCAGATGCCAAAGTTTGCCCGGTTCGTCCGCTACCTGGGCGACAGCTCAAAAGCCACCTACTGGGAGGCTGAAGAGTGGAAACGCCGCTTTGAGGAAATGCGGGACCGACTTGGCAAGTACGAGCCAGACGTACTGCCACGTCCATCAGAACCGTACGTGCCACAGCGACACTGGACCGGAGATTGACACAGCACGCCCGCCGTGGCGTCAGAGTCGCTGTAACGCGACGTCGGCAGCTATCGCACTCAAGAGGCGTCGTATCAGTGCAGCCGAGGCCGGCGACCCCTACCGCCTGTGACTCGACCGGATGCCGCACGTCACGCGGCCAAGACACGAAAGGAAGCGTGATGAGCGACTACTACTCCGACAGCGTGGCCGACCTGCCGCTGTTCCGCCGCACAGATCCTGTCACGTCGAAGATTGCCGGCGTGGCGGCCCGCGAGTTAAAGGGCGACCACGAGCGACGAATCCTCGAGGCGCTGGCCGCTGGGCCGGGTACGAAGGACGAGATCGCCGGCCGATGCGGCTTGAGCGAGCAGCAGGTGGCCCGGCGGATGCACGGGCTTGCACGAGCCGGGCTGGTGGAGACAACGGGCACGACCAGGCCGTCAGCGAGTGGGCGACCGGAGCGGGTGTATCGGAGGGTTGTGGCATGAGGCCAGGCGTTGACGCCTACAACCGTTACATAGCTAGCCACCAGTGGGCATGCAAGCGAGACGCTCGCAAGGAAATCGACGGCCACCGATGCCAGACGTGCCTGCACGACGGCACTTTGTGGCGTCTTGAGGTTCACCACAAGACATATGAGCGCCTTGGCAATGAAGACGTTGAGCGTGATTTAGTAACGCTCTGCTGTCAGTGCCATGAGGCTGTTACAAGCGTAATCCGGTCTCGTCGGTACGACGGAAAGCCGGTGCCAGTGTGTTTCGTTTCGGATGATTTCATTTTACGAAAGGATGTGCGATATGGCATGGACGACCTTGACCTACAAGATCACAGGCGACGCTCCGCTGATTATGCACAACGGGGATCTCGCAAACCCGTTGAGCAAGGCCGCTAAGGCGCTCAAGCAGGTGACGAGCAAGAAGAAGAAGACCGACGCCGACTTTGAGCGGATGGCCGAGATCGAGTTCAAGGCTGGGCTGTACATCGACGAGGATCGCGGCCCGGTCATCCCCGGTGAGAACATTGAGGCCACGCTCTACAACGCGGCCAAGATCACGAAGGAGGGGAAGATCGCAAAGTCCGCCTGCTTCGTGCCGAAGGCTGCCGTTCTGCAGTACTCCGGCCCGCGTGACGCCGACGGTCTCTGGCAGGACGAGAGGTTTCGAAACTGTGTCGGCGTAAAGGTCGGCATGAGCCGCGTGATGCGGACTCGCCCGATCTTCCACGATTGGTCGGCGATCGTGGAGGTCGAGTTCGAGGACTCGGTTGTGAACGAAGAGCAGGTCGATCGGTGGGTGCATGCGGCCGGCACCCAGGTCGGGCTCTGCGATTGGCGGCCCAGGTGCGGACGATTCACCGCCGAGAAGGTTGCGAACACGACGCCGAAGAAGCGGAAGGCGGCACCGGAGGCTATCGGCGCGACGTGAATCACGTTTAGTTCGGGAACGGCAGCGTTGGTTCCGTTAGGGCTTGTTAGTGCCAGGCGGTGCGGGGCCCGAAGTTTCCGGTTTTGGTCAGGCTCTCAAACCACTCTCGTGATAGGCACGGCAGCATCTTCGACGGTGCGGAGTGGGATGAATCGAGGCATGGTGTGTCATGTTCCGGTGGGCTGCGGATTGAAGAGGTGTGGCAGGTTCTGTTCGGGTACGGCATGTCTTTTACCTCTCTCGTGGTCAGCACGGCTGCGTTTTCGAGGACGCGGAGGGGGATGGATTGAGTTGAGTTGTGACCTGGCACGGTATGGCGG